GTTTTGGCAGCATGCGTGGGCACAGGCACAACAACGCTTGTAATCAGCCCTTCAGGCACCACAGAATCAGCCACAAACCCTGAGTACACCATCGCAAACTGCATGCTCGCCGACTTCACGCCAATCAACTCAACGGTTGGCGAACTCGCAACAGTCCAAGTGACCTTCACCGGTGGCACTTGGGTACGCGACATCACCGCACCGTAAACATTGCAACTAGGAGAAACACATGCAATTAACACTCAAAGTCAAACCCATTGAAGGCGACGCGTATGAAGTCGTTACAAGTCTTTACACGATTGTTGCTATGGAGCGCCGTTTTAAGATTCGCGCTTCAGATCTTGCTAATGGCATCGCAATGGAACACTTGGCGTTCTTGGCATTCGAAGCCGCCAAGCACTCAGGCGTAACCGTGCCCGCAGTGTTTGACGACTTCGTCAAGCGTTTAGCCGGGGTAGAGGTTGTGGACACCGAAAACGGAAACCCCACCGAGGCGGCAGTTTCCTTAGAGCCCTAGCAGTAGTGCTAGTGGAAACGGGATACTGGCCGCCACAAATACCATTCGAGACACAAGAACTAGCCACAGTTATTGACGTCATTAACGAGACAAGGAAAAAGAAATGACAACAGTTCAAGTCCTTGGTATTAACGACGCAATACGTTCGCTTAACAAGATTGAGCCGGGCTTGCGTAAACAGTTTGCAGCGGATGCCACTCGCATCGCTCAGCCTGCTATCCAAGAGGCTCAGCATCGCTATGAGCAAATTGCGTGGGGTGAGCAACGCTTGCGTGGCGTTTCACGCAGCTGGACAAACAATGGTCGTAAACTTTTTCCGTTTAATCTTTCAAAAGCCCGCAACGGCCTGAAAGTGAAACTTGACGCAGACCGTCGCCGCACAGCCACAATTCTTTTGGAGCAACGTGATCCAGCAACCGCCATTCTTGAGTCTGCTGGCCGCAAGAATCCGGGTAACGACTTAGCCGTAAGCATGAAACCAATTCAGCCCGGTCACACTCGAATCCTTGCCCCATCGCTTTTTTCAAAGAAAGCCCAAGTGCAGAGCGAGATGGAAGCCGCTTCGCTTAATGTGATACGCCGAGTGCAAAGTGAGTTGAACTAATGGCTATTTCCATTCCCATCATTTCGGAGTTTGACGGCAAAGGCATCGCCAAGGCAAAACAAGAATTTGCACAGCTCGAGGGTGCTGGGGCTAAGGCTCAGTACGCCATTAAGAAGGCCGCTATTCCGGCTGCGGCCGCGTTGGCTGGCGTTGGCGCTGCATTATTTGACGCCACCAAGGGTGCTATTGAGGACGATGCTGCACAGAAACTTCTTGCGTCAACGTTAAAGAAAACAACGTTTGCAACTGATGCCCAGATTAAAGCCAACGAAAATTGGATAGCGGCACAAGGCCGTTTACTGGGCGTCACCGATGACGAATTGCGTCCTGTTCTCGCTCGATTTGCCAAAGCGACTGGATCAGTCACTGAAGCGCAAAAAATGGCTACTCAGGCTATGGACATCGCCGCCTCGACTGGTAAGCCCTTAGCGACCGTTACAGCGGCGCTGGAGAAGGCATACGGAGGCAACCTTGCTGCGCTTGCCAAGTTGGCTCCCGAGTATCGCCAAATGATTAAAGACGGCGCCACTTACGAAGAAGTCATGGCCGCTATTGCCTCGACTACGGGTGGAGCCGCATCGGTGGCGGCAAACACTGCTCAGGGGCAATTCAAGCGTTTAGGTGTCGCTCTTAGCGAGACAAAAGAATCCATTGGCGCTGCCCTGTTGCCAGCCATTGAGGCAGTGTTGCCGTACCTGACAAAGTTCGGCGATTGGGCGTCAAAGCACCCGGGCATTCTTTTGGCTGTTGGCGCAGCAATCGCCACTATCGCCGCTGCCATTGTGGCCGTAAACGTTGCTATGGCACTTAACCCATTCAGCCTTATTGCAATTGCAGTTGTTGCACTTGGAGCATTACTTGTGGCGGCCTACAAGAAGTTTGAACCATTTAAGACTGTGGTGGACGCAGTTTTTGGCGCAATGAAGTTTTGGATCAGCAACGTCATCATTCCCGAAGTACAACTGCTACTTACCATTTTCAAAACCGTCTTTAATGGCATTGCAACAGTCTGGAACAACACAATCGGCAAACTGAAGTTTACGATTCCGTCTTGGGTGCCCGGTATCGGCGGTAAAGGTTTTGACGTGCCGGACATTCCAATGCTTGCTCAGGGTGGCATTGTAAACAGTCCTACGCTGGCGCTTATTGGTGAGGCTGGCCCCGAAGCAGTGGTACCTCTTGACCGTGCAAACTCAATGGGTGGCACCGTAAACATCAACGTAAACGGTGGCGATCCGAACGCAGTCGTAGCAGCTCTACGCACGTACATGCGCCAAAACGGATCTGTACCAATCAAGATAAGTAACGCGTACTAATGGCTCTTTCTTACAGCGTTGATTACTCAACAGACAACGTCACGTGGACGGCGCTGTCCAATGTTCAGCAACTTGCGTTCAGTGTTGGCCGTCAAGCCATGCTTGACCAATACAGCGCTTCGACTGCTTCGCTAGTAATCCGCTACCCAAATGGGTACGCCAGCCCTAACACGGCAATGGTGCCCGGTACCTATATCCGTATCAAAACGCCGAACACGACAGACGCTTACTATTCGTCATATTTTGGTCGCATCAAAGATGTAAACGTCACTTACGGTATGCCATACCAGTCGAGCGTAGGTAATGCTGATTATTTGAACGTTTCCATTGAAGGCTTTTTTGCTAGCGCTTCTCGAATGGCTGGACAGTCATACGCAATGTCCGCTGGTTTACTTTCAGCCCAATTAGGCACAATGCTTACCCAATCGGGTATTGGCGTTATGTATACGTTTAATCCGCAGATGGCTGGAACCACAATTTCTTCTACATGGGGAGACTGGATTAACCAAGTCCTAGTGACGTTAAATGGCCGTTTGTCTGATTGTCAGCAAGTGGACTTCATAACGGTTCGAGGCCCTTACAACAGCACCACATGCAGCGTTAACTTTTCAGACGCGGCAAATAACGCCACAAATCAGGTGTACGACCAAGCCACCTTTGGTGCATGGTCAGACAACTATTTCACGCAAGTATCGGTAGACCCGGCTGACTATTCACCACAGACGGCTACTAAATCTGGCGCCACAATTCCGTACCGCACATACACGGTAAACACTTTGTCGGCTTCAGCCAGTCAAGCACTGGATCAAGCCAACTTTTTGTTGAGCCAGTACCAGACGCAGAAGTTTGCGTTGACGAGTGTGTCTTGTTTGGCTGAGGCTCAGTCCAGTTTCAAGTTGGATAAAATGGGGTTGACGCAGCTGGGCGAAATGATTGGTGCGCGTGTTTCGGTGACGTTCCGTGGGACTGTTTACCAATCAATCATCGAAGGCATCAGTGTGACCGCTGATCCGAATTCAAGCCGATACACCTACTACCTATCAGGAGCAGACTTGAATAATTATTTGATACTTGACGACTCTGTTTTTGGCAGACTTGACTACAACAAATTGGGGTACTGATTATGGCTATTAAAACTTTTACAACTGGCGACGTGTTGACGGCTTCGGATACGAACACTTATCTCGCTAACTCAGGGATGGTGTTCATCAAACAACAGACCATTAGCAGCGGTAGCAGTTTGAATGTGACTTCTGCGTTTTCAAGTACTTACGACAGATACCGCATAACCATTGATGGAATTGTGGCAAGCAGTGGTGGTGATGTCAGGTTCCAACTAGGTAGCACCACCGCAAGTTACTACGGCGTTTATAACTATCAAGCGCCCGCTGGTACGACTGCCGTGTTCTATACAAACAACGGCGCAACCGCCTACATAGGTGGTCACGATGCTTTTGCTGACCAGACAATCACGCTCGACATTGCTAACCCAAACAAAGCATTACGCACCACATGGACAGGGCAGGCATTCGGCAATAATTACTACTTCAACTTTGGCTATCAGTTAGCCGATACAACGCAATACACAGATTTCACCATTTACACAGGTGGCCCCACATGGAGCAGTGGAACCGTCACCGTATACGGCTACCGCAAACAGTAGGAAAACATGAGCAATCCATTTATCCAAATAGACGATGAAATTCGAGAAATGACAGATGAAGAAACAGCAGAATACGAAAGGTTGTGTAATGAGCCGTCGCCCGACTATGACGCTGATAGCCCTATTGGCAAGTAGCGCACTAGTGGCCGCATGTGGTGACCGCTACCGCTACCCATGCCAAGACCCCGCCAAAGCCAACACCGCCGAATGCCAATGCGGCGTACAGCCACGCACCAAAAACAAAGCCCTAAACGCTGTTGAATCAGGTGCAACGACAACCACACTTCGACTACTTGCAGGATTTGATTGCTGATGAAACTTCGCCCCCGATACACACCCGAAGAAATTAAAGCCCGACTAATCCTCGTAGTAGGCATCGCCATTTCGGCAGCGTTCATATTCACCGTAGGAACCCTGCTGTACGGCCTGCTGTTTGTTACCCAGCCACTTGCCCAAGCACCCAACGATGTTGAAGCATGGAAAATCCTTAGCCCACTAACACTCACCATGTCTGGCGTACTTGCCGGTTTACTCGCCGCTAACGGCCTGAAAGACAAAGACAAGAAAGATTCAGAATGAAAACAGAAGCTTTTACGGTTACAACTACACGCGTTCAGCTTGTAACGACCTCAATAATTTCTCGAGAAGTGTCAATACACGTCACCGGTGCAGGCACCGTTTACATTGGCGGATCAGATGTAACCACCACAAACGGAATGCTCACCGAAAAAAACGCGGTGCCATACACGTTTATCCTTCCAGCAAATAACGAACTATGGGCTGTTACAGCATCCGGTACTGAAAATGTCCGTGTGATGACACCTGCAAAAGTCAGCAACTAATGAGCCCCCGAAAATACCCCTACTACCCCGCATGGGACGGCAAAGCGGCTTCACCAATCATTCTCAAATGCGTCGAGTTATGCGGTAAACGGTGGAAAACAACCAACCTCGGTACCTATGTGAATCGCGACATGCGTGATAAGCCCGGCGAAAAGTCAGTGCATGCGACAGGGTTTGCTTGCGATCTTGGCTACAAAGACGAAGTACAAGCTCGAGAAATTTGGGACTTCTTCGTAAACAATTCCGAAGCGCTTTTAGTGTCAGAGGTTCACTGGTACCGCTACGGCCGCAAC